GACTCCCAAGACTGTTGCGAACGCGCTCCCATATCGTTTCGATGGGGACCGTTAGTTCGTATCCGCCGCCCGGCTTGGCAACGCACGCAGCGTCGAATTCGCGCAGGTATGCCTGTACCTCGCGCGGAGAATGTTCGGCGTGGGTATCCTCAAAGTACGGCCACAATGGACTGGGCAACCGGAGAGCGGATGGTGTGCTGCGCGGCATCATCGCGGCAAGCATGCGGACAAGAACGATCTGCCGCGCATCCGATCGGAACTCGCCCCAGGGGTCGTCTGCGTAGCACCGCTGCCATGCCAAGAAAGTCTCGTAGTCAAGCTCGTCCGCGACGATATCTACGTCGAGGCGGCCGGCGGCGAGACAGAGGCGGAAGAAGAGTCGGTGGCCTTCGTCGTCGAAGTCCCACGGGAACTTATCTTTTTTTTTGAGGTATCCCGCGATTCGCCAAAGCCGTTGACGACCATCGCTTGATCGCCCAAACGAAAAATGACCGGGGCATCCCAGAGCGCGATTTCCTTTCGCCCTTCGTCGCTCGACAGGTATGCTTGCGGAGGGTCTTTGTCGTCGATGATCGACAGAGACAGTAGCCACACGTAGAAGTCGGCCAGGTCTTCATCATTACGAGGCTGGCCGTCCTTGTCCTTCCTGACGTCTTTCCACTTCTTGTGGACGGCCATTTTGAGTTTCAGGTCCAACCGGCGCAGACGTACTTCGCCGTCTAGTTCGGGACAGTCAACATCGACATGACGAGACACCGCTTTGCCGTGTCGCAGCGTGTTCAGATTCAGTACGGCCACCGTATGTTAGCTCCGCGTAATGGCGCCTGTGCGCTGCACCGTAACGGTTCTCATAATCATGCCGTCGGTCGTCAGCTCGCCGGGCGTCATGTCGGACACCTTGCCGGAAAACTGGTCGGTCTGTATGGGGGCGGAACCGTACAGGCATTGCCAGTTGACATCGGTGTTGTTCCCGAACAGCGTGTCGATGATTTCGTGGTTCGTATCGCCTGGGTCCCAATACTGCGCGAACGTGAACTCGGAAAAGTCCTCGATGCCGAGGGCGTAGGTTTTCAGCGTGTCGGCCAATGCGGTCTGGTCAACCCTGACGCGCTTGCGGCCAGGCGGTGTAACCGAGGTCACGTTACCGACAACCGTGTAGGTCGCGTCGGCGTCGTGATCGACCTTGACAACGGAGCCGAGGGCTAGGTTTTTGTCAGCCATGTTATCGCCTTACGGCACCTGGACGCCTGTTATGTTGATGGACGGCTTGAGCAGTGCGGTGGTCGTCGCGATGCCGAGCAGCGTCACGTAGTCGTTCGATATCAAGTCGGCGGCCGGCATGATGCCGCCGCTGGTCGAAACGTAGTACGCCGTGCCAACTACCAATGTCGCCCCCAGGTTGATCGTCGAGCCGCCGAGCCAAATGACTCCCCATTGCCCGTCGGCGCCAGAAGTTAGCGCAACGCCGATACCGTCCTTGCCAGCCGTGACCAGGCTCGTCTCGCAGTTGGCCACTTTCCATTCGCTGTCGGTGATGTCGAGGTAAACGGACTTTCCCTGGACGATCGTGGCACCGAACTTCACACGCTGGATACTTGATCCTGCGGTCGCAACGACGCTGCCGGCGGTAACTGTGATGTCGGCCATCTACTCGGTCGCTTCCGTATACCCGGCAAATTGAAAGTCGAGGAACGCGGCGTGCAGCCCCTCGTCGCTCATACTCAATCGCGGCTGGTAGTCGTCGTTGTGGTCGGTCACAAACACGCCCTGCACTTTGCCTTGCCCGAAGTTGCCGCGATAAAGGTTGTATCCGCTGAATTCTGCGCGCCCGCTTTTCAGAGTCTCCGCTAGCTCGTCAACCTCTTCGATGTCAGTGCCGTAAATCTCAACGTCGAAAAACTGGCGGAATGGTTCGTTGCCTGGCGCGTCGTCGATCGCGTGTTCGCCCTCGGTCCCCCGACGAAAGAACACGATGTAGGCGCCTTCTGTCGCCCACTCCTGTCTGATGTTGTTTTGCCCGACTCTCTCGCCGCCTACCACCTTGCTGATTTCGTCACGCGATAGGAGGTCGATTGCGATTGATTCGGTGATGGTCATTTCAATTCAGCACACAACAACTCGTACTTGATGCCGCGCTGGTCTACGTCGTCTACGTGCCCAATGTGGAATCGCCTGGTGCCGTGTTGGAGGTAATCGTTCTCTGTTACTTCGATGCCCGGTCGGATTCGCATTTCGACTCGGTAGGTAGCTTCGGCGTAGACCGCTCGTGCCCGCTCTGCCTCTCGACCGCTCAATGTTTCGATGCTGGCGAACTCTTCGGGCGAAACTACGAAGTCCTCGCCAGTCCGTTCGCCTCGTGTTCCTCGTCCGCTGGCCGGCCGCTTAATCGCGACGCGGTGTCGCAGCTTGCCGGCTCGCAATCGCGTCATGGTCGCTTACCCGTAGAACCCGTAGTCCATTCCTTGCATCAGGTGTCGCACCCCCAGGGGCAGTTCGGCGATGATCGTTCCCGACAACATCGACTCGCGAAATTCCCAGAACCCTCCCAATGCCAGCATCGCCGCCGCTCGGATCGTTTTCGGCAACGTGCTTTGCGTATACCCGGCTGTGAATCGAATCGTCACGGCGTCGTCGCGGTCGGCTTCCACGCTTGGCCAGCTCTCGTTCGGAGCCGGCACTACATAACCCGGCGCGTTGGTGGGGGCGTGCGTGCGGTAGTCGGTCGTAACCGTGAGTGTCTGACTGTCTCCTGCGGTGTCGAAGTAACTGATACTGACGAGGCTTTGCAGCGGCGGGTACGGCAGCCTCAGTTTCCTCTCGTGAAAGTGGGGGAGCTTCCAGTCGTATACGGTGGTGAGTAGCGTGATGTGCCCGGCGACTTCGCGACCCAGCGCGTCACGTACGTTTTCGAGGTAAGTTGTTAGTGCGGTGTCTTCGTCATTGCCAACGATTCGCAAGTGCTCCCGCGCAGTTGCCAACGTGATCGGCAACTCGGTTGCGGCGGTAACGACTTGCAGGTATCCATTCACACTCGCCCTCTCTCACATCGGGCACGCTGTCACGCTGAACGTAAATGAGCCGTCAGAGTCCGCGTCCACCTGGTCGTACTTCACGCGCCACTCGTCTCCCAATAAGTGACGGACGCTCCCGGCCGCCAAAGCGGCGTCCGCAAACATCGCCTCGGCCAGGCCGGCCACGATTTTCGCAACGTGCCTCTTGACCCCGCCGTTACCGAGCACTTGGGTAAAGCTGACCACGTCGATCCAGTTGGTTCCGTCTATCTTGGTTTGGACCTTGACGTCCAATGTGTCGCCCGCGTCGGTCGCGGCGGCACTCACATCAAGCACCAGTGCCATCGCGTTGACCATTCCTGGCAGCCGTACGGCACTGCCAGCCTCATCGACCGCGCCGGCGGCTGTGGTCGTGGCGGCCAATAGCGTTACTGCATCGTGCGATTGCTTCGGTCCCACGGCATTCCTGCATTGCGATAATCGCCGGGAAATCAACTCCAGGCAGTAGGCGTGGCGGGATACTTAAGCTCGCTGATCGCGGCGGCATCGGTGGCCAGGTTATCGATAAACACAGAGGCCGTAGCGTCCGACACCGGAACCGTGTTCGCTTTGCCGATGCCGGAGCGATTGCCGATGAAAACCGCGACGGTGGCAGACGTGACCGTGCAAAACAGGCCGGCCGCAACATCGGCGTTGTAGACGTAGTTGTCAAAAACCTGCGGACCCGGCACGAGCGCGTCGTCGTCCAGATCGAGGACAGCGACCGACCAGTCCCCTTGAAACGTGCAATCCTTGACTGTGACTAAGCCGGCCGTGCTCTCCGTGAAGATGGCCGACAGCGCATCGCCAGCCGTGACTTCAGTGAATCGGCAGCCGTCGAAGGTGATCCGGTCTGCATCCTCGGCAATCGTAACACCCTTCAGAAACTCCTTAGTGGACGCTGCCGCGCGCCATTCGCAGTTCTTGAATACGACGTCCGTGTGCGCGCCGTCGATATCCACACCAACAGTTACGCCGTTGGTGAAGTTGGCGACGAACAGGAGATTTTCCAAGTAGATGCTTGATGCGCCGATGGCGAACGTGCCGTCCGCCGCGGTGGAGAAAGTGAACGTCGGCCGGTCACCGCCGCGACCAAGGCCAATGATCGTCAGTCCGGCCTTGCTGATATCCACATCAGCCGCAGCTTCCAGTGTCTCGGCATGGCCCTCAATGATGTAGATGATGTCGCCGTTGTTCGCGGTACACAGAGCGACCGCCGCATTGAGCGTTGTCACGGCGCTTTCGGGCGTGAGCCCATTGCCGCCAGCGTCCGCGCCCGAATCCACGAAGAAGATGTTCCCTGTGGTTGGGATGTATCCGCGGAGGTCGTAGACGTTGTGCTCTGGCGCGCGACCCGGATTGGCGAGTTTCGTACGGGGCATGGTCGATTACCTTTGGCGTTGGCTTTCCATCTACGGTATGGTTACGCGATTTCGCTATCCGCCGTCAGGTCGTCCTCGTTGAACCGACCACCAACCCCACTGCCCTCAACGACGTAGACGACCGCGTTCTCGTCAGAGTTGTTGTCGTTGTCCAACTCGACCGAGACGTACTTCGCGGTGGCGCTGGCGGCACGCACCTGCTCGGCGGAGACTTCCAGCGTGAGCCGGTCGTTGGCGGCATCGGCATCCGTCGGAGCCGCATGCGCCAAAACTTCCGTTACGTTCCCGGTGCCGTCCGACGCGTCGGCGCAGAAAATCTTGAACGTGAGAATCCCGGTACCGGCGCCGAATGCGACTTGGGCCAGGAAGTTCCTGCCCATCGCGACCCAGCCGATCTTGCGAGCGGTAGCCGCGGTGGCGTCATCGTCGAAGAAGGTCTTGACCAGGAAATTCGATTTGAGTCGGTCGTATGAGGCTACCATTGGAAATCCTTATCGGGCCGCGAGTAGGACGACGGGGGAGAGAGTCGAACCATTCTTCGGCGTAAGCGCCGACTTCCACCACCATTGCCCGTCGTTGCGGCGGTAGAAGCGGAACGCGCGCTCGCGGGCGACGAAGCGCACGTGCATTGATTCATCGAACCTTTCGGTCTGGTATGTGCCTTCCAGGTATTGGGACCACACGCCGAGGATGATGTCGCCGAGGTCGCCGACAGTCTTTGCGAACTCTGTGAAAAAGATCGGGCGGCCATCGAGCAACTCAGCACCGCCTGGCGACTGACTGAAGTAGTTCACGACCGAGCCGCCGGTACCGACGTTGCGAACCAAGCCGCGAAGTTGCGGGCGCGTATTGTGGTTTGCGAGATAGACGGCCTCGCCGTACCGCCAGCAGCGGGCAGCCATCTTGTCGATGTTCTCGACGACGATGGTATCGGCCGCCTGTCCGCTTTCCTTCGCCACCGAAATAGAGCACGGCGTCGTAAGCGCGCCCTGCCGCTCCCCGACACCAGTACCGTTGATGCGCTCGTTCATCGCGTTGGCCGCGTATTCGTCGCGGAACCCGGCCGCCAGGATGGCCACGAATGATTCCGGCGAGTCTGTCAGGATCGTTTCGGTCGCATAGGCGAGGCCGACTTCCTCGTTGGCAGTCAACACGACCTGATCGAACTTCATGCGGCTCGAAGTCCCGTCCACCGTCTCTGGTGTGCGGGCGACCGTGAGGCCGCCGGACACGCTCGACGTGTGGTCCTTATCAACGCGCGCATTGAATTTCACGGTGGGCGCGCTCATCGTGATCGGCGTGATCTTATCCAGGAGTGGATCGGCTTCAGGGCCGATTGAGAGGATTCCGGGTGCGACGCCAACCGGCACCAGGAACCCGCCGTGAGGGTCGCTATACGCGCCCTGTTCGTCGCTGCCGGCTGCCGCCATCGGAATGAGTCGCGGGTCGATTTTGCGACCGCTGCCCACGGCCATGACGCACGACAGGAACTCGCGGTGGTCACGAAAGCCGCGCTTCGGGTCGTCTTCCCAGTTGGCCTTGACGTGCTCGACTCGCATCGTCGAACCGCCGCCACCTTCGGGTTGCGACCGCCGACCGGCGCCGACTGCACGCTCCGCCTTGCGATTGGCCAGGTCCCGCTCGCGCTTCTCGAAAGCCTCTCGCTTGGCGACAAGCGACTCGGTTTCGGTGCGCTCTTTCTCGATGGCCGTTAGATCGGCCTCGTCCTGGTCGTTGAGCAAACCGCCGCGGTTCGCCTTGGCGGCTTCAAGAGTCCGCTCTTCGCGCTCGTCCAATTCGACCAGTTTCTGGCGGAGATCGTCGAGGCTGGCAGTAGCAGTGGCGGCCATTGGGCAACTCCGGTTGCGCCGACGGCCAAAAGAAATCGCCTTTGCGAATCGAGGCCATCGGCAGATCGTTGGAATCTGCGGTGGCCGGCGTCTCGCAAAGGCGATGTTTCCGGCGTGCTATTTGATTTATCGTGCGGCTCGTCTCCTATGTCAAACGGAAGTGTGTTTACTTAAAACGTTTCGGCGGGGTACAGAATCGGCGGGCACGTCGTCAGAGCAGCGGTGTTTGCACTTACGGCACCGAAAGTACCGCGTTCGCAGTCCGTCGCCGTCTGTATCGGCGTTGGTGGCAGTGATGCCGAGATACCCGCCGCAGCCCGTAGGGCACGGGCCGTCTTTGTAGTAGCGCGGCGGCGAGTGCTCAACCGACATTCGCCCGCTCCTGTCGGCGCTTCAGTTCGTGCAAACGGGCGTGGGCATATCGCCCGTTGCCCTGGTCTTCCGCTCGTTTGCGAGTCGGCCGTGCCTGCCCGCGCAGCTCGCGAATGACGGTTTCCAACGTGGCGACTCGATCCACCATGCCCTCGGTCACGGCCTCTTGCGCCCTGACGGTACGCCCTTCACCGAAGCCGCTCTTGACGGCGCGGGTTGTCACCTTGCGATGACGGGCCACGCTTTCGACGAACATTTCGTACCACGCATTCACGTCCGCCTGCAGCGCAGCGCGTGCCTCGTCGTCGAGCGGATTGTCGGGATTGCCCTCGATTTTGTACTTTCCGGCGTGAATGTACTCGACCGCCAACCCTTCCTGTTCGTTGAACTTTGACATATCGAAGTGCATATAGAACACGCCGATGGAGCCTGCGTCGCCGCCGGGCGTAATGGCAAATTGCTCGGCAGCGGAACCGATCCAGTAGGCAGCCGATGCGGCAATCGAGTTGGCGATTGCGACAATGGGCTTCGTGCCTCGGGCCTTGAAGATTTTATCCGCCAGTTCCAACACGCCGGAAGTCGTACCGCCGGGGCTGTCGATGTTGAGCACGACGGCGCCCACGTCGTCGCTTGCCATCGCGGAGTCGAACAACCTGCCGACTTGCTCGGTGGACACGCCGATGCCGAACATCTCGGCCAAGACGTTGAGCCGCTGCGCGATGACTCCGAACACGTTGATGATGGCGATGTCGCCCTCGACTTTGTTGAGCTTCGCAGTCTCGCGGGCAGCCAGGACTTTCCCGGCGTCCTCGTAGTCAATGGCGAAAGACGACGACCAGCGGCGCATCGCTTCGACGTAGCTGTGCAGCGACTCGGGCCGCATCGCCCAACGGTGGTCGAAGATGCTGCCGGCGATGTTGGCGTGGTGCAGATTATTCATGCGTGATTTCTCCCAAGAGTTCGGTCAGGTTAATGGTTCGCCCGCTCCAAGATTCTGTCAACCGCTCGACGCGCTGACGGCTGGTATCGGCGTCGCCAGCCAGGACGTTCGGCAGGCTCGCTCGCGACTCGGCGACGTGCCGCTCGACAACGGCGTTGACCAACGTGTCGGCGTCGCAGCCCGCAACGTCGGCGTATCCCTCGACCGCCGAACGAAGGTCGCTTGTCAGTTCATCCGAATGCCGCGCGTAGAACGATTCGATGTCTGCAAGGTTTGTGGCTCGGGCGACTGCCTTAATCTCTTTCGTGAGCCGCTCGCGGTACACGTAGTCGAAGTGGTCCTGGGCAGCCGCCAGCATCGCCGCCTTCATTTGCGTTTCGTGCTCGGCTGTACCATTCGAGCGGGCCGCCTGCTCGTTGGCCAGCGCATCCTTCAGCGCAGCCAGCGCGGCCGTGTGTTCGCCGTCGGACTGCCGCAACGATTCGATCTGCGACGTAAGCTGCTGAATCGCTTCGTCGTTGTCGTTTCCGCCGAAGCCGCCGCGCGGGTTGCTGCCAGCGCGGTCAAGCGGCACGAGGTTCGCCGGCACGTATCGCTGGTCGCCCGCCGGGCCGATAGGATTCTGTTCGTCCTGGGCAAGCCACTCGTTGATCGTCAACCGCCCGTGCATAAACTTCGTCTTGTTGACGTTCGCTCGTTTCTCGGGGTCGCCGCGGAGCATGGCGTCGACCGAAAACTTGACGTAGTGGTCCCTCTTGTCGGCGGGGTTGAAGAGCTGGCGCTTGATCGCCTTTTCCATTCGCGTGAGTCGTGGGGCAAGCGAATCGACGACCAGCGAAATCCGCTCGGCGTCAACGGTCGAATAGTTGTAGTCCTGCAACAGCCGCAGGGCGTGCGGCGGCAGGTCGTACCACCGGGCCACGTCGTTGATGCGGAAGCGAGCCGACTCGATCATTTGCGACTCGTCGGCGTTGAACGAAGTCGGTTGAAATGTCACGCCTTCCCAGAGCGGCGCCACCTTGAAGTGCTTCGACGCATCCTCGTGGATTTCTCGCCACTCGCGGCGCATGTTATCGCGCGCTTCCTGTGACGGTTTCCCCGGATGCTGCAACACGCCACTTACCACCGTGCCGTTTCCAAAGAACGCGCCTTGATGCTGCTCGATCGCCAATCCGATCCCAATGGATTCCATCGCGTGCTGCAACACGCCGCGACCGACAAGCCCGTCTTTCGATAGGTGTCCGACGATGTTGAAAATGCCCCACTTCTCAAAGATGCTTTCGCGCGGGTCGTTGCCCTTAATGGCGTAGAGCAGCCGGCCGTCGTTGTCCTGGTCGCGATTCGACCGGCGGTCATGCTGGCCGCCTGCGCGGAAGTACCGCACTCGCGACGGGTGGATCGGCCACAGATTGGCGATGGGACTAAAGCGATCGCTGGGGTTCAGTCGCTCAATCTCACAGACGCCGTTCCCCCAATTGATCCACCAATCGGTAAGCCGCTCGAAGAATGTAAAGCTATCCTCATCGTCGTTTGGCTCGTCGTGCAGGATTCGATAGAGCGGGTGGTCGGCTGCTTCCTCTCGCGATGCAGGGCTCGTCTTGCGGTAGGTCTTGCACGGCAAGCTGGCGACGATGCCGGCCAGCTTCATGCGGGCAGCCCAGACGCCGGAGTAGGTGAGCGCGGATTCGTCCGTGACGTTGACGTTCGACCCAGTACGGCGCCCGATCGGACGATACCAAAAGTTACTGAGCGGGTCGAGGATTCCATCATCGGCGGCAGTGGCGCGCCTAGCGGGAATCAACATTTCGGCGAGGGGCATTCCGTGCACTCCAAATTCCTAGTAGCGCCAAGGTGGTTCCGACCACCGTGAGACTGAGCCAAGGCGCAAGCCACCACAAGCCGACAGCCGTCAGTGCCAGCCCGCCGAACAGCGCCACGTTTCGCACAATGCTTGCTACCACCGCATCGCTCCCGGCTCTTCGTAGATGCTGCCGACTTCTGCTTTTGTCATTTCCGACAAGCCCATGATCCCGGCCTGGATTCCATCAACGCTCTTGAACGAACTCGGGTCGGGTTTGACCGGGCGAATGTTCTGGTTGTTGTCGGACTTCACCGTTGCGTTGCCTGCCTGCCACGTCAGTACGGGGTTGCCGTTGTGCAGCAACTTCTGCTCGGCAAGCAGTCGGTCGTAGTCGGCCGACGGCCGGGCGTAGTTCATCATCGTTTGTGGGAACGCCAGCCTCTCTACACCCGTTTCGGTTTCGATGCGCTGCGTGATTTCCTCCGCGTACTTTTCATCGTAGCAGATTTTCTCTGGCTTGAATCGTCGGCACTTCTCAATGATGTCTTGCTCAATGACGTTGAAGTCGGCGACATCCCCGTCCGTCAGTTTCAAGTGCCCGCCTCGCGACCAGTCCAGATACGATGCCAGATTGTTCCACTCTTCCGCCTTCGCCCGCGGCAGCCAGAAGTAGGCAAGCTGGTGGAACACGTCGTCGTTGCGGAAGACCAGAACGAAGGCTGACATATCGGACTTCCGCGCCAGGTCAAGCCCAGCGCAGCACGGCAGTCCCTCCATGTCCGCTTCGGTAAAGTCTCGCCGGCACGCATCCCATTCGATCGGGTTGAGCCACGGCGCCGCCGAACGCTGCCAGATATCGAGCCGATACATCTTGAAGTCGGCGAGCAACCGAACGCTGCGCCGCGACGATTCGTAATCCGATAGCAACTCCTCTATGTTGACTGTATGCCCCAGCGCGGGGTTCGCCATCCGCGCGTACTTCTCGGGGTCCGCCGCCAGGTCTTCGTCGGACAAGTCTTGCGGAGCCGAGTAATCGACGAACAGCAGGTCTTCCTCTACGGCGTTGCCGGCGTTGACCGCCGTGCCGTGGTCGTACCGTTCCTTGCCGTAGGACTCGGGGTCGTTGCCCGCCGTTGAGAACTCGGCGTGAATCGGTTCGCTTCGCGAGATACCGGCACGCGATACTCGGCGGATGAAGTCTCGGTCAACGACGTGCGTTTCGTCAATGAGGATGGAACCGTTGAGCCCCTCTTTGCTTTTCTGCGTGCGCTGATTGCTTGATGACAGCGGTTGCAATGTCGATCGCGTCGCCCAGTGTGTTACCCGCATCAAGTTCAGATTGACGCCGCACTCGCCCGTTAGCTCGGCCGATGCCTTCACCATTTCCACCGTATGCTTGCCCGCAATTTCCCGTGCCTGCATCCCGTCCTTGGCGCCAAGGTAGACATGGTTTCCCTGTTCGCCGTCGCCGCACAGAAGGTACAATGCCAGCGCGGCCAACGAGGGCGATTTCTTCGATTTTTTAGCGCACCATACCGACGCCTTGCGAAACCGGCGCACCTCGCGAGCCCAGTGATCAGAATGTTTGGCCCATCCGAACAGCCGCATAAAAACGTCGTACTGCCAGTCGCAGAAGTGACCGGCGGCAACGCAAGCAGCGTACGCTTCGGCGCGCTCCATCGCGGCGCGCTCGGCGGCTGCATCCCACGCATCAGGGATCGGCCATGCGGTTGAACAGTCCCGGCAGCCGTGCAACACGAGCGGCTGGCCTGCCCACTCGCCTTCATAGAGCCGGCAGTACCGCTCGATCCACCAAACCGTATAGGCACCGCGCAGCACGTCGAATCGGCACCCGTGGGCGACGGCTCGTTCATCGGCGGCGTTTCGCATCCATGCGGTCGTCATGCTCGGTTCCTGGCGGACACTACTGGCGGCGCGGACTCTGGCACATGTTTACCGGCGCGTGCGGTGGGGGTGAGCCAGAACGCCTCTTGAAAACGTGCGATGATGTTGAGCCACTTGAAGCGCTGGTTCACCGCCGGGTGTTGCCCGACGTAACCCGACTGTGCTGTGAAGTATTCGCCCTCATCAATGAGCAGTTTGTCGAGCCGGGCGACTTCTCCGACTGCGCGGCAGTACAGTTCGAAGGCGCCAAGGTCGAGGTCGGTCACGTGGCCGGCCGCGATCAACGTGGGCAGCTCTGTTTCCCACGTCGCGCAGGCAACGGCGCCGAGTCGATCGGGCGGCGGAAGATAACCCGACAGGGACACGCCGGGCTCGCGGTCGGGGTCGCCGTCACGGTCGCGGCGGTACGTTCCACGGGCGACTTTGAGTGCCGTCGGCTGTCGTTTTCGACCACGCCTTGCCATATTTCTCAAACCCCGATACGAATTTTGCCAGCGAACGCGCCACAAGGCGGGTAGGTACAGCGTTTGAGGGGCTTAACTTCATTGCCCCCCTTCCCTCGCGCTGCCTCCCCTACCCACACTATCACTCTCCCTTCGCCGTCTTCCGCCTGTGACACCTCGCGTGCATCACCTGTAGGTTCGCTTCGTCGAACGCCAAGTCTGGCCGCTGGTCAAGCGGCTGCACGTGGTCGCAGTGATAGTCGCTCCACTCGACCATCCTGCCGCAATCGGCGCACGTCGCGTTGTCCCGCTGATAGACCCGTCGCCTCAACTCTGCCCACGCCGGGTTCGCGTACACGCGCTTGGCGTGCTGCCGCTCGGGCGTTTGGTCACGTTGAGCATCGTACTCTCGTTGGTTGGTAGCTCGGCACGCCTCGCACTCGCCGCGCACGAGACGCCCGCACTTACAACGTCTCTTTGCTGACCACGGCATCAGGGCCCTCTTCCCATTCGAGCGCTGCCGCTTGTTTGGTGAAGCGACGCATTGTGGCCGCGGCCCTTTCTGCCTCCCTTCCCAGCCTGTAGCACGCGCCCGCACATATCGGCACGCTGCTGTAGATGACATGCCAACGACCGCGAATGGTATCGCGGCTAAGGGCACCGACTAAGCGTGGCGGCAGCACGAACCCGCCGGGGTCAGTAACCGTCGGTACACTTGGCGCCACTGCCAGCGCTGCCAGTCCCGCCAACGCCTGTCGTCTGGTTATGCCGGTCATGTTGACGCCTCGCATTGTTGTAGTTGCGCCTCGATTGCTGACTTCCGCTCGGGGTGCTCATTACACCAATCGTTCTCTCCCATCCCCGGCCGCAACAGGAGCATGCCCTGCTGGGCTATCACGATCTGTGGCGGGAATCGGTGGCACGCATAGACCTTGCGGAGCATGTTGCTAGGGTCGCGCTGCTCTACTGAGTGCGGGCATGTTGAGCACGTTGGTTGTTGGGGCTGACGGATTGGTCGTGCCACAGGATCGCCGTCGCGCACTTGGCGGTTGGGCGGCGCTTCTGGCGGCTTGGGCGGCGGATTCTTCGCTGGCGGGTTCCACGCGCTACGGCTCATGCTGTGCTCCTTTCCGCCCCCGCGAGGGGAAACCACGCCCCAGGCCACTGCTCGATCGCATCGGGAAGCCTCTCGTTCAACTGGCAAGAGCCAACGAAATCCAACGGCGACGTGCAGGCATGGACCGCTGAACTCTCCTGGTCGAACACGCCCATGAACATCCAGTGGCGTTTGTCGTCGGGGAGGATGCGGCCAACCACGAACAGCGTACTTCTCGTCTTCAGTGAGATCGCCATGATCTATTCCTCCATCGACTCCTCGGTCGCCACGATATGCCACTCCCCGTTCGGCTGCTGTTCGCACCACACGTTGTCGCCGACGTTGCCAGACAGCAGTTTCGGATTCCTAATTTCGCCGAACAGACCGCAGCCATGTCTCACAGCGACCTTGCTTGTATGCGGTGACATCGGCTGCGCGAGGTGAAACCAGTCGCACGGCAATCCGGTCTTGTACTCGGGCGGCTCAAGCTTGATAGGCCATGTCGGATGGCAGCCAAGAGGCCCGAACCATTCATCCCGAAGCGCATCAGCATCCGATGGCCTATCCGTTTTCGATTGTTCGCTGTTCGTCACGTGTAGCCCCCTGGTTTTGGCGCCATTGCTGCGAGGTATGTCTTCGTCAGTTGCGTTCTCGTCCATCGCTGTCAGACCTCCTGAAGATCGAACTCCCGCCTAAGATTCCGTGCACCTTGCTCGCCTGACGTAATTTCAAGGGTTCCAACAAACGTCTTGCCGCATCTGCCGCACATGAATTTTTGGACAACCTGAAAGATCGGTTGCCCGTGTACAGCCCTCCCCAATACACCGACAAGCATCTTCTTTGTCAACGGAATCTTCGGCGGAAAAAACGGTTTGCAACTACGGCTTGGGCAGACAGAACGGCGATCGAGCATTCGCGCAACGATGCTTGCGGTGGTGTCCATCGTCATTTTCCCACCAACTTAATGTCGTAGACAATCGTCCGCAAAACATTGCTCGTAGTCGACACAGTGACCCGAACCGTATATGTCGTGTCCACCGCACCACCCGTGACCGTGAATTTCACTGCCTTACCGATCGGGACCAGCCGCCCGTTGGCTTCCGTCGGCTCCGTGTTCACCGCCTCATTGGCCAACGTGAGCGCAGAAGTTGTAATCTCAACAACCGTCGGCGTACCCGTCAGCAGCTCTTCTCCGTCGAGGTCGTCAATAAGATCGACGGTAACGGGACTTAGCGCCGTGATGGAGAACTCTCGGGCTGGCTTGATTTCAATGGCCATTAGGCAGCTTCCGCTGTAACTGTCATAACCCCGTCCTTGACGACCACCCGGCACGGCGTCTCGGCTTGTGGTTGAAAAACATGCAATTTAGCAGAGTCCAAGCCCGATACTCCTGACAGCGTGCAAACCTCGAATCGCACGCATCCGATGTAGAGCCTCACGACACACCCGCTCCACTGTCCTGCGTACTCGCCGTCCGGCAGCGGACCCTCGCACGGCACTTCGATTAAGCGCTGATGCCAGCGCGCCACTGCTTCTAATGGAGTCGTCATTGTTTCGGCGCCGTAAAGCTCGGTCGTGTGCTACCAGTGAAGTGTAACCGCTTGCTATCAGGAGTGAAGTCGAGCCGGCTGCCGGGTGCCGTGATCTCGATACCGGGCACGTCGGGGACAACCTCTGCGGTTGACTCGCCGCCCCCCTCAATCCCCATGTAGATCGTGAAAAAGCCCATTAGATTGAAACAATAGCGTAAGACAAAACGCCCTTAAATCCGCACGTCACGGTGTCCAGCTCCAGCGCCTTATTGGTCGCCACCTTGAGCCAGGGCATGGCGAAGTTTCCGTTCGGTGTGATTGCAAAGCCGCCGTTCTGTTGCACCGGCATGACGCCCGACAGCGCTGTATCGTCCTCGTCTTGAATCGAAATCGAGCCGTCGCCCGTATCGGCTGTGCCCACGAATCCGTAGACCCAAATCTGCTTATCCGCACCGGGCGCAGCAACAAGCTCTTGGTTCGCCGTATCCGCCGCGGCCGAAATGGCTGCGCTGGCGTAACTGTCAATTGACGGCGTGGTTGCCCCTCGCAGCGTACCGATAATCAGGGCTTCCAACGCAGCCAGGTCCACGACGGCTGGATCGTCCGAAGCCAGCGTCATGCGCTGTACGGTTGCCCCCACGGCGCCCGTGCCAGCCGCTACACCGGCTTGACCGGCAATTGGGTTGACTTTGCATCGGTCGGTTTCGTCCCAGTCGTCAAGCACCGCCAGTGACGTTGCCGCACCAGCCAAGTTGCCGCCGGCTTCCAACGCCAGCGCGCTCGTGTTGAGGTTCGTTCCGGCGTTGGCCGTGACGCTGCCGGAAACAGTCACCGTGCCGCCCACGCCCAACACGTCTACTTGTAGGTGCCCGTCGGTATCGACCAGCACATTCGTACGGTCGGTGCCGTCGTCGCCCTGTAGGAGCACGCCCTTGCCCAGCGCTGCGCCTTCCGCTGCCACGGCGTCGTCGATGATCTCGACAGCGGTTTGGATTGCGGCCAGTGCGGTGTTTGCGGTGTCTTGCTTGGCGGACGTGGAAGCGCCGCTGGGCAGGGCGCTACGAGTAACGTCCACGTCTAGCCCATTGGTGGCGTCGCCGTCGATTGCGCCTGCGGTGTAGCTGCCCTCCGTCCCGCTGACGCCCATCAGGAACGAGCCGGATAGCTTGGCGGTATCGCCAGCGTGCGAAATCTCGCGGGTGACGAGTGCGTCGCCGCCAGAGCCGGTGTTTAGTGTGGTGTTGTCTGCCATTTAGACGCCTACTCCCATTAGTGTTCGCATAGGCAACGTGCCGCCCCCCGCCGCCAAGTCCTCGGAGTAGAAGTTGTCGCGATCACCGGCATTCGTGCCGGTGCCAGCGAGTGCATGTGAGCCACAGCGCGTTCCCGAGGTGATGGCCGTATCGGTGATCGACTCGATCTCGACACCCGCGCTAAAGCTCTTGATCGTGCTGCCGTTGCACTCTAGCCTCTTCGTCGCAACCTGAGGACAAGTCGGGCCGGCGCCCAGGTCGGTGTAGGTTCCCTCGACCACCTTGCGCAACCGAAGCACGGTTTCGACCGACGGTGTGGTCGATCCGCCGTGTTGGGTCGCGACGTAGGCTGTTGTTGCGGCGGTGGCGAATCGCGCCGCTGCACCAGAGTTCTGCGCGGAGTTGCCGCTGGCGCTGGGGCGATCAATCTCGCAATAGTGGTCACTGCCCGACAGGTCCTGTTCGGCGCGGATCAAGTCGTTGTTCACAGACCCAGTCGCGCTGTTGAGCTTGTTGCTCACGATTTGCGAATCGCCCAACACTTCCGTCCACTGCCACGTCCCCGCCGCTCCGTTCAGGGTCTTACCCGTGTCGGCGGCGTTCAGGTCGGTGTCGTCGCCGCGGCTGAACGTATCGCCGAGGTCCGTGTCGGGTTTGTGCGGACCGGGCACGTCGCGTTGTAAATCCTGCGGCACGAATTGCCGCCACTCGGCATCGGGCAGCCGGTACTTTTGCAACAGCCCGCCGAGCACCTTCTGCGCGTGCAACGGGTTACGACCGTGCGCCGCGCGGAAGTCGGCGCGAATCACGTCCTGCACGCGCGACGCGTGAGGGTGGACGCCCCAGCGGAACCGCTCGGCTTTGACGCGTGAGTGCCCGCCCAGCCACAGTTCGAGATTGCCGGCAACCGTGGGGATGAGCGGTCTCGTAGGGAGCGATCCATCAGGCACGCTGCCGCCGACGAGCTGATCCCACAGAAGATCGAGTAGCGTGGCGCCGTCCGGGAGGTAGCCCGCGAGCGATTCCCAAGCGTCGCGCATCAACGTCGTAACGCTGATTTCTCGCAGGTCGCCTTCGCCGAGCGAAACGTATTCGCTGGGCTGTGCGTCGAGGCACGCGAAAAAACCGATGGGCTTGTCGCCCAAGACGCCGGCCAACGCTTGATCGGCCATCGACCGCAAATCAACACAGCCGACGGCGCTTTCGGGAGGCGACCAGAACGACGACTCGCCGCCGTCCTCATCGACGACGGTCCGCCATTGCCACGGGCCGAGGTAGTAGTGGTAAGGTCCAGCCATGTTTGCTTTTATCGCACCCTCGGCCTCGGCGGCACGGGTGGCGGTGGAGCTGTGTGCACTGCAATGCCAGACCCGCCCGGTGGCAACGGTCGCTTGTCGCTTGTGTTCGGTGGGTTCTGTCCGCCCTTGGAAAATGTGCCTTCGCGCAAACGTGTTAGTTCCATTACTTCCCCCCGTTCTGCCCCGGCCCCAGGTTCGTAATGTCCGAACTCGGGAACGGTTCGTCGTACACCCGCTGCCACAAGGCGCGGATGAGTTGGTCGCTGCGCACTTGCCGAAGAAAATCCACGTCACGCTGTCGGGCGAACTGCCCCTCGACCTCCTGTAGCTTTTCGTGCAAGGCGCGTACCTCGGTTTCAATGAGCGAAATGCTGTCCCGGTTGCGGTTCGCGCGGGTTTGTACGTCCACCATGTTCGCGTTCTGGTTTTCGTTGATCGTGTCGTGAAGCCGCGTGGCGAGCGCGTCGAGTTCCTGCTGATGCTCGCGGTCCAGTATCCTCTGTTGCACCAACGGACCAACGATAGCGGCGGCGCCCAGCGCAAAGAATGAGACGATCGCGCCGAACGCAGTCCAATTGCCAATCGCCGGTTTGTTACCGTTGTTGTTCGCGGGTGCGGTGCTCATCGTGCCCCTCCATTCGCCTGCGCCTCAATCGCCGGCACGTCGGGTCCACGCGCCCGCAGTTCCAGGCACTCGGGGCACGTCACGTCTTTCCACTGGTACGCCATGTTCTCGGCGTAGTCGTGCCGCTGATTGGTGCAACGGAAGTAAGACGCGCCGTCGGTTAGGCGGCGGTCTAGTTTGTGGACAACGGGAGCTGGGCGCACAACGAGTTCTAACTGCGGTTGTGACGTTGGCCGCAAAATGGCAGTCGTTATCGCCAACGCAACAACCGCGCCGGCGATAAATGCCGTCGCGTGACGTGCGGCGAACGACAGAGATTCGCGAGCCGTCAACGTCATGGCAGCGCTCCAATTTTCATCACAGTTTGCGAGAGCAAAATTATCATCGACACGCCGATGGCAGTCAGTACCCCGGTCAGCGTACAGAGAATCCAGTTCCGGTGTCTCTCGACCCAGCGTACCCGATCGACTAAGCCGGGGATGTTTTTCTCTGGCTCGCCAATCAGAATCTTATTGTGAGCAGTCACCGTATCAAGCATCGGCTTGATGTCGGACTTCCAGTACGTCTTGAATTCGTCAACTGTAAGTGGTCTATCGCCATTCTTCGGTGCTGCATCGTCGGTGGGCATGTCGCACTCATTGCGGTAGGTCGTGGCTAATCCAGTTCCACGAATCTGGGGTCGGTTTCATCCCCCGGATCGCCGGGGTTGTTCACAATCGGCGCGTCGGTCGACAGGTACTTCGTCCGTAGTATCACTCGGTCGTGTTGTTCGTCTGCCTCTTGGTGGTAGTCCAACATCCCCAGCCGGTCGCGTTGCGAGCGCTCGAGTATCACCTGCCCGTCGCCAAGCCTTTCGACCAGCAAACCAATCAGGCATCGGTCAGGGATGTCAACCATCCTCACACCCCCACTTTCCGCACTTCAACACGTTGCCCCGGAAACTCCAAAACCATGCCGCCATGCGCGGTGGGCACAATTCGCTTTGGCGCGGGATGCCCTGTCAGCCACAACCCTTTGCCCACACGCATCGCGAGGTCACACGTATCAGGGGGCACGGGCGCGTGCCCCTCCTCTATCAGTCCGGGGTCAGCGTCCGCCAACCGGCGCGCGCGTTGCAGGAGCCGCTGCCACTCGTTGTCAGTTTGCGTTGGGTTCATGGTCGCTGCTTCCGTCGCTCTCGCCACGTCGCCAGCGGGCAGAACGTCACCCGCTCCCGTTTCCCGCCGCTCCCGTCGATGAGCGCCGTTCGCCAACCAATCACCTTCACCACGCGCTCGTGGGGCGCAAGCCAGCGCCGCCAGAACCAAGTGAATATGCGTTGTTTCATGGTCGGCTCAACTCCCGCCGGTTCGCCTTGGGCAGAATCTCGCGTTGGGCCAGTTCGGGATCGAACATCGTCCAGCTCTCCCGCACTTGCCGACAGCGCACCCGTCGCATCGCATCGCCGTCAAACCATACGGCTACGTACCCACCCGTCACGCTGCGCTGCGGTATCTGTGCGGGCGTTTTCAACAGCCTCCAATCGCGGACGCGAAACCGCTCGTTCGCCGGGCACCAATCCCAGAAGATCGCTTGGTCGAAAACGAGTCGCCCTTGGTCGTCGTAAAAGTGGTTGATTTCCACCACGTCCACGCGATCCTCGACGGGACCGGCGTAGGGCACGAGGGCGAGCAGTAGTGCGGTAAGCACGTCCATGTGCGGGAGACTCCTGGATCAAAACCCCGGCCGCCGCCGTGGCGACGACCGGGGCCTTGCAACGGGGCGAACGACTAACGACGAATCCGAAGCCCGCTTTGCCCACATTGTCCGCTGGCACAACCGCCGATGCCCTGCGCGCCATACGCGCTGACTGCG